CCACTTGCCATCCTGCAGTAGGTACTAAATTATTGGTTACATTAATATTAGTGTTTGTAGAGGCCAAGGTAGGAGGGTCTTTTATACTACTAAAGGATACTTTACCATTAAAACTTATCTCATCATTAGTTGTATCTATAATGAATGGAGTGTAAGCTGTGCCATAATTAAAATGCCCTGCATTTGGATCTAATGATGTAGGTTCTGGCACCCATGAGACTTCCGATGACGATACCATCTGGAATGTATCGGCTACTATAGTCATAGATCTAGTTGTAAACTCAGGAGCACCAGTACGTCCTGAGTTTACAGCTTCCCATCCCATAACAGATCCATCTGCACCAGTAAGTGCCTTCGTTGAAGTTACTGACCATTGAGTTTCTGTGCTCCTCCAAGCGGTCCCATTCCATATAGACGTTATGGATGTAGCAGAGTCAACCCATGTGTCACCTATATTGTCTATCTTATTCTGAGCGGTCCACAGCGATACGATAGCGTTCATCTCAATGGCTGTCTTGTAGTATACAGTTGCCTTGCCATCAGCTGTAGCTTGGGCAGCAGCAGCCTTTGATAGTGCTAGGGTTACGGCAGTATCTGTTACTATGGCCCATCCAAATACCCCATTAGACTTAACGAATCTATATGCAGTACCATCGAGTAGATTATAGAATAAGTCTCCAGTATGCTGATCTTGTTCAAGAGTATTACCAGCAGCTACATCTACTGCATTCCATGTAGACCATGGCAGATTGGTTACTATTGGCACATAGCTGTAGTACCATGAATCTATAACTCCATCTATTTGACCTTGTAAATCTCTTATAGCTGCCTGTGTAAGCTGAGAGACAGCAATCTCTTGCAGTACAACGCTCTCTACGCTAGTTATGTTAGCACTTAGCCCATTCAGTTCTGCAGTTACAAGCTTTACATCTTGGGCTATGGCACTATCTTTATCTACATATGTGCTAGCTATATTGCCTACGAATGCCTCAGCAGTACCGCCATTAAATGCAGAGCGTATTGCAGCAACTGATACAGCTTGAGCCTCAGTAGCAGTGACCTTTGTAGCTACTAGATTAATTGCTTCTGCCCTATTGTTATCTACCTGTGACGCAAGAGTAGTTATTATACTGGACTGCGATAGTGTAGAGGTATTGAGTGAAGCGATTGATTGGTTTACTCCAATCTGGAACGATGTCATTAAGTCCCTCAAATCGTACAAGACTTGCGTTAGGTTCCCATCACCAGTAGTTAGTTGTTCTTGTATTGCATCTAATATCCATGATGGAACAGCACCAATAAGTCCGTTGCCATTAGCATACCCACCCCCACTAGACAGTACATACTCTTCATTAAATACTTGCACTACAGGAGAGACCTCAGATACCTTAGCATCAACAATTAGATCAGCGATTACTACATGACTATCTGATACTAGAACATCGTCTTGATTTATAACTATTTCAGATGCCATCTATTACACTCCAGTAGGTACTACAGAGATTGAAGGAATAATAGCAACAATCTCAGATATAGAGTCTGTAAATTTTGCAGTAAAGACACCTTGGTATGTAGGCTTAATGTAATAGTCGTCAAGCTTACTGCCTCGTTCAAATTCCAATGTAGACGTAATGGTGTTTGGTATAGTAACTGTTATTCTGCCATTACAATAAGTTATTGGATCAGACGGCAATAGCTTATCATCAGGCACTCGGACAACGCTGATTACACCAGGCACTAGAGCCATGGTGTCTAGTTTGACTAAGCTGAACGTAGTTTTAGTTAAATCAAGGCTAGTTAAGTCCCTAGGAAGGTATGAGTTTGTTGCCAGAACGGTTATAGAAAAGCTATACGTCTTGCCTTTTGGTATTTTAAAGCTTGACATCCAAACTCCTTAGCTGTATTTTTATTATTTGCATTATAACATATATTTACAGTATGATTTCAATACCCTGAGTTGTAGTATTTATTCATTAGCAGTTTATTCTTTCCCACAGTCATCATATATGGAGTACTCTGCATCTTTTCATTCATATCAATCCAATTTGTAAATGGATCACTATACTCTACTTCGATAGTATCTAATGTTTCTGGTCCAGCCGTATCTTCAAGTTCTTTATTAGATGCTTCTAGTTCAGCCTTCTTATCAGCAATATCATCCTGAGATGGGTCAATATATTGAGTGTATATAGAGAATCCTTGGTTTAGTATTTGTAGGCCCGCCATTAGTAATTGTGTAGTTGTCATAGTAGCATAATTGTTCATACCACCTAGTACTACAGCTTGTACTGCTTTAATAACTAGGTCTATTATATTGTGTATCACATAATCAACTACCTGTTGTAGAGTAACATCTTTTACAGCTACTACTGAGGCTTGTATTATTGCATCTGTGATAGCTTCCTGCCCGTATTCTTTTATGGCTTCTAATATTGCTTCTTGGGTTAATTCATCAGCAGCTTCTCCTACAATGTAATCATACCCTCCACTTAATAAACCGGCTATTCCAACAAGCATTGCTAGGGTTCCAAGAAATTCCGCATGCCCCATAGCATAGTTAGCTGCAGCAGGATCTCCATTTTTAGCCCAGTAGTATGCTAAAGCAGATTGTAGCATAGCCCCAAATGATAATACTAGTGCAGCTGCAGAAAAGTTACCACTCATTATTAAAACCACTGCTACGATTATTACAATTATGTCAATGACAATAACTAGTACTTTCTTATACCACTTGACCTTTTTTAGAGTATGCCCTTGCGTTATCTGCTTACTAAATGTCTTACCAAAATCTTTAGCTTTGAGTGTAGCTATTGCGGCATACTTGAGGTATCTATTGTAGCTCAGTATAGTCTCAGCTGACCCAACCTCACTATGGTACATACGTATCAACTGTTTTGACACACTACTATTCAGAGATGCTCCAAATGTATAAGCTTGAAGTATTAGATGTCTTACTATAGGATTTATATTTTGAATAAGTTTTAGTGATAGCGCTTCCATCTCTGATTCTATTTTTGCAATTAATGTGGCAACTAGGGAATCATCAACATCTCTTATTCTTCTAAACTTATACTCAATTACAGCTGTTTTCATATATCTAGATGTTTGAATTCCATCAGCTCTAAGATTTCTGTCAGTCAGAGTATATGTGGTAGTTATACGCTCTTCTATACTCTTCTGTACTATACGGACTTTATTCTCAAACATCACATTATCCACATCTAGCAAAGAAGCAAATGTTAGTGGATGATCCTCTTCATCATCAAAGTGTATACTAGTTCGATCACCGGATTCGATTAAACCAAGTATTGCTGCATCTCCAATAGTCTCAGGTACATCAGCTGCTGTTGGCGGGTTATAGGTAAGATAAGTAGTTATCCATCCATCCTTATCCCATTGAGGTTCTGGGACTGTTGTATCTACTGCCTCGAAGTCGCCATCTCCATCCGTATCCGCATACACCCATTCTGGATTATCTTTGAATTCATCTGGATTCAAGTCTGTCTTGATATAAGGATCATACACAGTTGTGTACGTAACTGGGTCACTCCCAGGCACAGCAACTTGTCTAGGGACTCCAGTTGTTATGTACTGAGTACGATCCACTGGGTTGAATACATCATCATGTAAAGGGTGTATTATGGGGCTATTAAGATCTATGTAAGATTTAATTTGGGAAGGAAGAATATCATATGTTAAATCAATCCCTGGAACCGACAAATAAGTGTTTTCTATTCCCTTATAATCGCCAGACTCCAAATCTTTTACTTTAATTCCAAGCAATTTATATAGTTTTAAATGGGATGGACTCTTCTGTACCCCCACACGATTAATATATGTGTAGAGTCTATCAAATACTTTTACCCCATTTATAGTTGTAGTTGGCCAGTGTTTGAGTATCGTATTCTTGAACTTCAGACTGTACTGAAATTTAGCTAGTGCTGGTCCAGTGAGGTCTCTACGGATATATCCCATAGGGTGGCCCTATGGTGTTGGAAGGTTTAGGTAATCTATAGCAGTGTTCCACTTAGCAAGAGAAGCCTCAAGCTCCCCTGCGATACCTTCAGTCTCTGTAGCTAGCAGTGTGCTCATGAATGATGCCGAGCTATTTACGACATGTTGTTTCTTATTATCCTCGAACGCCTTCTCTTGTCTCACCGCTACTTTAGTTTGCTGGTATGTAAGCCCAGCAGTATCTATTACTGTGCTTCCTGCTGTTGATGTTCCTATACTACCATCTGCATTTAGCACTACACTAACGTACCCATTAGCTCTGAACCCTTGAGCATACCCTTGGTAGATATCTGCCTTTGCTTTCTTGATTGTTTCAGTCTTGATGCCATAATCTATATAGGCTGCTTGAGGGATGATATCAGTAGTTACAGTTTGGTTCCATGGCTGCACACCATAGTCTCTATACAGCTCTGCCTGTGCTTTCCACCCAGCCATTACACGATTCTTGACTGACCAGTCTGCATCTTCGGTATCTTTCTCTATCTTGGCAATCTGTGCTGTAACAAGTTTCGTGTCTTCACGCAACTTGGTTAGGTTATATGCATCGTCACGATTTTCCATGTCAATTTTTAGTGCCATCTGCATTGCAGAGTTTGTAATCTCCTTAGCTATCCCACCAACCATATCAGCTAGTATTTTAGCTTTATCAATGTCACTTAGCCCAACCATAGCAGACAAGGAGTCATTAATAGTTTCCTTAGCTTTCAGATAGACACTATCTTGCCCAATAGAAGCAAGCATAAGCTTTCTGTATGTTTCTGTGATATCTATATCTCCGACCAAAACCGGGTTGTATGTTGTTGCCATTTACGTACCTCTATTTTAATTATGTGTATTTTGGAGTATAGACGGATGTCCCATTCTGTGCTTTTCTGGCTACTAGAGCCACATCGTCAAGTCCTAACAATGCAGCCTCCTTATCCTTAATTACTCTTGTGACATACATCAGCTGCGTATCTTCTATAACTTTAGCAGTACTCTCAACCTCAGTTAGTTTTTGTTGATCTACCATTGTTACTTGGCTGTCAAGCAAGTCTATTTCAGCAGTAATTTTCTCAAGTTCTTTTGGAAGCATATTTACGACTTCATATACACTTTTAATCACTTGCTGCTCTTTAACTAGATTGTCTTGGATAATCCCAGCAATCTGATACTCTTGCAATTGTGCATTTAACGCGAATTGTGTTGATGTTTGCAAAACTGTACTTAGGGTTTGCATGTATATAGTTGCTTTTTCTGTAGCAGTTAAATTACTAGTCTGGAACATCTCAATCATATGCCCATATGCTGAGCGCATTAACCGATCGAAGTATCCGTCACCTGTGATAGTGCCATCAGTAACTTCTAAAAATAATTGATCTGGGGTCATTACCATTCCTTTTGTAAGTAAACTATTCAATAGCTCCGAAGAGCTATTTGATAACTACTTAGCTTTTAAAGCAGCTAATTCCTCTTCAGTCAGAGGAATCTCTGTTACTGAGAACGCTTCAACCAAACTCCATTCAACAGTACCCTTTTCAGTTTGTGTACCAATTGGCATTTGTGTTGCACGCAGTTGTTCAACAATAACTTTAAACACAAACGTAGGCTTATTGAATAAGACTACCTGGGTAATCGCACCAATACTCTTATTTGCAACAGAATACACATCAGATGGGAGCCCTTTGAGTGCTTCATCCAGCGGGGTTACTTTAACCTTAATCATTTGCATTGCTTCATTACGCGTCATTGGAGCAGCCACTTTTACACCTATATTAGCTTTAACGGCAATTGGCGCTACTGCAGCTTCAACAGCAACATTTTTTGCAGCAATGGCTTCTTCTTCTTGAGCTACTCGAATAAGCTCTTCCAACTCTTCTTTTTTTATATTGCCTTTAAAATCAAGCCCTAAGCGTTGCGCCTCTTCTTTTAATTCATCATAACTCATTGAACATCCTTATTAGTTGTTACTAAAATTAGTAACGAATTTATTTATGATTGTACCCAGCATATCCTTAGTATTGTATTACTAAGTATTCGGATCCACCACAACATATAAGTGATATGTTGTAGAAGCCCCGAAGGGCCACTTTAGCAAAACTTAGATTTTACTAGCAGTAAAATAGTTTGCAATCCACTCTGGACGTTCTACAAGAACACCACTCCAGAACTCGATGATTGTCATACCAAATTTAGCGTATGGATTCTCACGAGTACGAAGCTCTTCTGGAGTTTTGTGTTTAACATTGAATGCACCAGTTGTTCCAGCACCATATTCAAATGCCAAGTGTGTAAATGACCCTGAACCGATAACCATATTAGCGTAAACGTCAAATTTAGCACTAGTATTACGGAACAAGTCATTAGTTGCATTAGTTACCCATGCAGCACCTTCACCAGCACGATTAATCATTTTAGGATGCACAACAAGACGGAATGGACCAACTTTACCGATTTCACCAGCGATTGCTTTGATATACTTACCATTTGCATTAGCATCAGAATATCGCTCAACAGAGATAAATGCATCATCTACACCATTCATTGCTTTGATAGCCATAAAATCCATTTTTACATCTGGGCTAATGAACATGTAACGAGCAGACTGAACAGTTTTAGTATCAATCAAACGTGAACCAGTAATAACAGTAGTGTCTTTTGGACATTTGTTATTGTCAAGCATAATATCCAAACGATACAAATCTTGAATTGTTGGAACAGACAATTGGTCAACTGTTGCAATAGATGTTGCAGTACCCGCGAAGTAATTAATACCAGCTTTAGTAGTCAATTGAATAGCCAAGTAATCCTCATTAACCTGCGCAGCTGCACGAACAGTCTCACGTGTAATGTGTTCTTTCAACATTGGGTCAGAATCAAATGCCAATTCATCTTTACTATACTCAGTAAATAGACCTTGATTTACAATTGTACCACGACGCTCTTGACGAGACATACTTACCTTGTTTGCACGACCTGATGTTTCGCCAAGTGCTGGCAATTTACCAGTAATAACACCAACTGAACGACTTGAACCATATAGATTACCATCTGTAAGTGTTACACCGTCTGTGCCAATACCTGAACCAGCCACTGCGTTTGCATCATCAAGAATTGGAACGATACGGTGTTTAACGATCTCTTTACCTTGGTTCTTTGGGATACCAGTGGTACCAGACAATTGTGCGAAAATCATTTCATCTTTGATGTCAATGATCGCTTTCTTATTATAGTGAAACTGTACTAACTGTGCTTTGCCAGTAGCTTTGTCAACAGTTGATGGTGATGCTATCGTACCTGCATTATATGCCATAGTGGATCCTTCTTTAGTTTAACTTGCTTTCTATCCACTTCATGTATTCGGCATCACTCATTTTGCCAAAATCTTCAGATAAATAGTCAGTCAATTTTTTTGTTCCTGCCTTACTCTTCGTCGGGGCAGCAGCCTTACGTGCGGGTGCAGCATCCTTCACCGCGTCACGTTTAACTTGTTGAGTCTGTACTTCAGCCAATCTCTTAGCTCGTGCATTGTCTTCAACAATGAGGTTTTGTCGAGTAGTATTACCTTCTTGCACGCCAACAGCCTGCTTGTAATACTCTAGGTCAGAGCGTAACTCTTTACCATATCGAATTTGATCTTGCATTTTGAGCTTGACCGCAATTGGATTGATGGTATCGAAGATCCCTGACTTAACATCCTTATGGAGCAATTCCATAAGTACTGGACGTTTCGTCATTTCATTCCAAGAATCATCATCCCAATCTTTAGTCAGAACTCGATGCGTAACTTCATACTCTGGGTCTTGACTGATTCTCGCAGTAACCTCAGCTATGTCTAATTCGACTTCACTCCGACCATAATTTTTCGGTGTATACGCAGGTTTACCATCTACCTCCAACTCAAGTATGTCTACTTGGTGTTTTTGCAGTAATGTTGTAATTGCCTCTTTATCACCCTTCAATAGATCAATGGCAAAGTTCATATCTTCATTATTGAGCTTCTCTTGTTCCCAAGCATCAATCATTTTTCGATATTTACTAATGCCCTGTACTTTTTGTGTGTAATCTACCGCTTTACCAAACACACCGCCGAACTGAGCCATTATTTCAGCCTCAGTGAACTCGAACTCTTGGCCGCCAGCATTATACTTGTACGTCTTAGCCTCTACTGGTTGTGTTTCAGTTTTGGTCTCTTCTTCAACTGCGTCTGTTTGTTCATCCTCGGTGCCGGTTTCCTCATCAGTACTATCGTCATCAGCGGCTGAGTCGTTCTCAGTCTCATCATCAACTTCTTCATCATCACTATTATCATCGGAATCCGTATAGGGTTGCTCCAAATCATCAGGTGTCTCATCCTCCGCTGAATCATCGATATCATCAAGGTCTTCAGTTCCATCAACTTCAATCTCGTCATCTTCAGCACCATCCTGAGTTTCCATCCATCGCGAAAACTCTTCATCAGTCATCGCTGATACGTTATCAATATCAGCAGCCATTAGTCAATCCCTTTAGCGAGATCCATCTTGGCCGCCATACCACAATCAGTGACATATTGCATAAATGCTTCTAAATATTTTGCTGCTTTGATCTTATCAAGCGCAATTGCACTCACAATCTCATTTGGGCTAATCAATTGTTTAGCTTCTCCGTTTACTACACCTTTTATAAAGCCGTCCAGGATTACCAATTTGAATTGGTCTGTTCCCATAAGCCACTCAAGTGCGTCTGCTTTTGCAATTTCTTTTCGCAACTCTTCTCGTGCGATTTCTAACTCTACTGAATCAGTCGAATCTAATTGGGTGTTCATTTCTGAATCCTTCGGTTGTTGATTTATTTGTAGGGTATTATGCTACTGCACAAATTATAACCCCTCATACCTTAAGCACTGCTTATTTTTTATACAGCTCCTTGCTCACATTATGCACTTAGTAGAGCCATACTTAGCATAACTCTATAAATCTACGATATTAGCACTTCTTTTTAGGAGCTGGTTTGGTTGCAGATTTCTTTGCTGCTGGTTTAGTTTTCATTGCCATATTACATCCCTCCTTTCGCATACATGTCAGCTAATCCAGCCGGTTGTGGGACTTGATCCATTGGCATCGGCTGTGGCCCTGCTCCAGCTTGCGCTTCTTGTTGTAACATTGCCATTGCTTGTTGCAGTAACTCTTGTGGTACACCCATTTGTAACAACTCCTCTGGAGTCTTGCCTTGTTTTAGTAACTCAATTATCTGAGCTATTAAGCCTTGATCTTCATTCATATCTTTGTCTCCCTTTTAATTTTGGTTACTATCATTTGTTTGAACTCTACCATCTACCGTTTAGTTTAATACCAGCATTCGTAGCACCCATGCTATCTCTTGTGTAATTGGCTCCTACATCAAATCCATCACTAATTGCATAGTTTGCCGCCAGTGTCCTACTACTGTATGGGTCCATTCCTTGCATAGTACTTCTAGTTTGGTTTGCATCAAACCGTAGCTCAGGGGTTACCTGATACCCAACCTTTGCTTGTATGTTCTGTTGATTTCTGCCATCAGTAGTTACCGAGTCTTTCCTGTATCCACCAGAGAAATCCCCGGCCTGTCCATTAACGGAGACATTGGTCCCGTTCATATCAGTAGCGGGGTTGCCAAATTTGGTATAGTGAGCATCTACACCGCCATTAGGCAGTTTAAATGATGCAGCTAAGCCATTGGAATAGTCCAGGGCTGCCGGCTCACTGCCAATTCCACGCTTTAGTAGAGCCTCTAGCATTACCCCATGAAGGTTAGTTTTTCCATTAACATCAACACCACCAGATACAATACGCTGTGCTGGATCTCCATTTGATCTATCCAGATTAACTCGTGGAGTAACAGTAACCATATCGCCAAACCTTGCTTGATTACTTAAGGTAACTCTGTCCCCTACAACATTTACGTTAGGTACGTAACTTGGAGCGCCATTGGCTCCTTCAGTACTTTGTCTTAGCCGGAGTTGATAGGCTTGCTGTTCTTGCTCATTCATATTAGTAGCCTTGTCCACTGACCATAGCTTGTCGCGCAGCTAACGCAGCCATCAACTGTTGTTCACGTGATGGCGGTTGCTGTGCAGCAGCGATGCTTTGTTGCCATTGCCCATCACGCTCAGCCATAATTGAGGCAGCTAAACCATCCAACTGTGAGCGTTCCTGCATTCTGTCATACTCCTGCGCTTTTTGTTGATTCTCAACACGTTTTGCAATAATCTCTTGTCGATCTTTTGCGTCTGATATAATACTCATGTTATGCTCCTACCCCAATATTTTTATCACCTTGACGTGTTTGGTATGCCATTAAGTCTAACTGGTGCATACGATCTCTGTCTTTTTCGAATGACTTGTGCTCATTATCAGCTTGTTTTAACTCACGCTGTAACGTAGCCTTTAGCATCATTTCTTCACGCTTTTGCTCTCGGTCTGCCATTCGCTCTTCTGATCCAATCTGCTCATCCTTCATTACAAAGTCTAAGTCCAGATTCTCACCTTCACTACGTAGTTTCTTAGCTTTTGCAAGTTCTACTTCAATTTTAGCTAGTTTCATCTTAGCATCAACTTGATCTTCGTATGCTCTAGCACGATCACGCTCAATCTCAGCACGTAGTTTATCATTCTCTAACTGTGCACGTTCTAATTCAATTTGCTGCATCTTCTCAGCCATTGGGTTTGGCTCTTCTTTGTGATCTCTGATATCTTTTTCCAACTCTGGATCGCGAGACAACTTAGCAATACGTGATAGGATTTTTTGTGTCATTGCTTGAGACATATTATTACCAATAGTTTGTAGGAGAAATGAGTACTGCTGTGTTTTAGCAGCATTATCTTCTGCAGTTGCGATGGAAATCTCAATATCCAGATTACCCCCAATATCATCCTTCAATATTGGTGCAAATTCTTGTTCAGTGATACGTATAATTTCTTCCGGCTCCATGAATGTAGCAAAGTACACCAACCATTTGCGCATCATTGGTTTGAACATGTTCTCCGCCAAGTTACGGACAAGCGCACTACGTCGTACTGATGTTGCATCCAATGCTCCACGCGCTCCAGTTGCTGAATCACCAAGTGCATTACCAGTGATCCCTCCACTGAATGATTTAACCCCAGTCTGTGACTCGATCTCATTGTTCTGCAGCCCAATCATATCAAAGGCGCTACTTGGAATTTGGTTATAACTTCCTTGCCAGAATCCGCTCATTGTACCATTGTACTCGAAGTTTCGCCCTTGCAGGAACTTACGTCTATTGGACTCATCGAGTGCACCACGGGCAAACCCAACTTGACCATTGTTACTCTTCGCCATATTATCAATAATACCACGAGTGATCGCAGTTTTGACCTTTTGGTTGTCCCCAATAATCTCGGCAAGTGCTTCACCAAACATCTGGAATGGTACACTATTGAACGGCACAATTAGGAATGGCGGCTTCTTATCTGGGTATGGATTTGTTTCCAAACGAATGATTTGATTACCAATCCATGCGCACACAATCGGCTCTACCTCATCGTCACCATCAACATCGTAATAACCCCAGTATTCATGGACAACAATCTTCTTACGCGGCTCGTCATTGAACTGGAATCCACTTTTATCCTCCGTTTCGTAACCTTCAGGTCCACTATCTGTTGTGTTGTTTGCAGCAGAGACTTTATCCAGGTTCTTGTACCGTCCATCAGTTCGTAGTGTGCTCATATCTGTTTCGTACCGGTGAATCACAAACTGGCACTTATCAATATCATCCATGCATGTTGGGTCTATGAATATATCCTCATTGCGACACACCTCTGCAGTGGGCTGATTCTTGATAATCTTTGTCTCTTTAACTGTCACCATATCAATGAATGGGTTTCCTCTATCATCATACGCCACTTGCTCAGTTTCAAGCTCAACCTCTTCGTCCTCATAATCCCAGCCGGTTTTAATGACTACGGTACCCTCAGTCGTTAGCACTTTGAGTGCCTTCATTACGAAGTTGTGTCGTGGGAATTTTCTACAGAAGTAGGTATTTAGCAACAACTCACTCTGACTTGCACGGTGCGTGTCATTGGCAGTTATTGGGGTACACTTGACAATCTCTTGACTACTCAGGAAGGGATCGGCTAATGATGGGAGCATCCAGGAGATTTGCTTCGATATGTCTTTACTGACTATCGCGGACTTTCCATCGACTTCATTACCATACGGCATTCCCAGTGTCTCGGACTTCCAGCCTTCAATCTTCGTGATCCAATCATCTTGATGGGACTCCGCTGCTCGGTAGTCTTCTTTAAATGCTTTTAGTATTTGTTTTTTATCAACTTTCATCAGTGATCCCTAATTTCCATATTGCAGTATTATATCACATTTCGCTTATAGGTATTAGCAAGACCTCCTAAGAGATCTCATACTACCTACTCTATTTACTCACAAACACTTTGACTAGCAAGTAGCTTTTCAGCATATTGCTTCATCTTAGCATAGTTCAGTAATGCCTTAGCAACTACATCACCATACTCAGTATAGCTTGTGTTATCAATCCTCGGTTCATCTATACGTGGAATCACACACTTCTGTGGTACATACACAATCTGTGGTTCTGGCTGCTTTACAGCACACCCACTAGTACTGATAGCTATTAAGATACTGCATAGAGCTATTACAATCTGTTGCATTTGATTCCTTCCACTTCTCAATAGTTGAGTATACTGTCTGATACTTAGTCTCAATCGTTTTAAGCACAGTAGGAAGCTTTTTCATTGCTTCGTCATAGTCTGACTTGTTTTGTAGTATTGAAGCGTTCTGAACGGCTGCATAAGCCTTCTGTGTATCAAGCTTGCTTTGTAGCGCTTCTTTGTCTTTAACCAATGATTCAATCTTGCTATTCAGCACCTTTACGGTAATAGCAAAAGCTATCAGTAAGACAGCTATTACAAGTTCCTTCCAGTATTTAGCTAATAGCAACATTGTGCTCTCCCTTAGAGTCTATGTACTTAGAGGCAACTCTTTGTACACCAACAGCACCTACGTAAGCCAGTAGTAGTTCAGGGCTTAAGCCATGTCCGTATACACTCCACATGAATGCAACAGAAGCCAGCAAGTTAGCAATGTTACTCCACAGCTTCGTATGACTCAACGACCCGTTAGGGTCTGATATAAGTTCCATTAGCTTCTTCATACAGGTATCTTTGAGCCAGCCATGAGTTGCTTCCAAGTGAGGCCACCTGTGAATTGACAATGTGGATACTCTTTGAAAGTCTTCCAGTCTCCAGCCCATTCGAGACCACAAGCCTTAGCAATAGCTCCGCACTTTAAGAACAACGCAGTGTTACTCCACTGAGCCTTACCACCAACTACTGGAACGAAGTCAAATGCACAACGATAGTTATGGTATGACTGTCCTGCCTTAGCTTTAGTTACAATGCTGCCGGTAGTAGTTCTACCTTGAGCATATAGGGCATTTTGACTCTCAGCGTCTCTATACGTGCTAGTGATAATCACATCAATGCCTTGAGCATCACACTCAGCAATAAACTTCTCGCACATCGCACGGACTTTTGGTAGTAAGTCTTCTATCTTTCTTGAGTTAATCATTCCTTCCCCCATTTATATTTTTTGACAACTCTTCAAGCTTCCCCAAAATAATACCCATAGTCTTCTCCATAGCACCGACCGTTTTATCTGTGTGAGCAGTAGACAACTCAATATTTTTAAGGTGTAACTGAAGTTCAAGTTTAGAGACAAATTTTTCCTCCGCCTTAGCCATAGTCAACAGGTTAACTGTGTCCCGTTCAAGGATTGTTACTTTTTCCCCAATATCGTCCAACCGTCTAAACCCACTATTTATTTTAGTGTTAAACTCAGTATGTGTTGCCACGTGATGGTTTTGTTCTCGTTCGTGCACCCTATCGTCGTGTGCCACGTGTGAACTAAAATCCAGTTCCAGTCGTGCAACCTTAGCCCGTAACACTGCATACGTAGAGATAGCACCAACGGCACTAATTCCAAGCCCTACCATCCATTCTTCCATTTAGTACCCGACCTCTTCTTTAAGCGCATCGCCAATAGCGATACATTCTAAAATATAAGCTTCGTAAGCGATACGTTTAGCATCCGTTGCATCACGTTTATCCATCACACACCCCTCGCATTAAAATTCATCAAAACACCCACTCTATCCCGAAGCTATACATCTTGCTCTCAATTGACTCAACATAGAGGTACTTATCTCCCGACTTGTATCTCACCGCATAGCGATAGAAAGTCTCGCGAAAGTTTTTTGAATACTGATATTTATTAATATCGTTTGGACGATACCCAACGCCAGCCAAACCGTCAAAACCTTTGTAATTAGGTGTTTTTACATTCCCCCCAAGGGAATTCAATCCGAGTCCGTCATTAGCGTTAGGAATAGAGCTGATATGCTCAACATACACATCGGCATACTCCGTAACATACCGAACGCCAAACCGCCCCTGAGGGTTATAAAACTTCTTATCCAGAACACCATCGCCATAGCCCATTTGGAGTGCAGCGTAGGGTTGTACTTCAGTTGCCTCTAGGACTCCAATAGTAAGGAGTAATATAAGTAGGTATTTCATAGTGCAAATTCTCCAATCTTTTGAGGTCTAAAATACTCTTTAGTAGTTCCATTCTCATCCACATAGCTCAAGGGTACATCATATGGATGCACCGACTTGTATAAAGCTAACGATTCTGGATTATTCTCAAGCTCCTCGTATGTTCCAAGACTTTTTATAGTAGTCATAGAGCTAATAAACAATAGCTCATCATCTGTTAGGATACTCATAGCTAAGCTACCATTGGCATTCTTCACGGTAGGAGTAGTCTGTATGCTACATCCAGTAATCATACCCTCCATATCTCTTGACAGATACCGAGGAGCTAACTGCTCCAACTCTTTCATAAAAGCCTTTGTATCTTTACAATATGTAATTACATAGTTCATTAATATCCCTCCATTTCTTTTGTGTGGTCACTTAGATAGATTAGTGCAATTAGCACGATAGGTATGAGCCACATCATGCTAGACTCACCTCCATAGCACTTAAGGCTTTGTCCCATACTCTAAAGTTTGAAATAGGAGAAGAAGCTGCGTTGCTGTTGAATCCTCCGACAGAAATCACAAAATTAGATGCAATAGTATTAATTGCTGTAGGAGTTAAGCTAGAAACAGAACCAATCAAAACGCCATTTGCATAGAGCCTGACAGTATTAGCAGTCCTACTATTCCCAGAAATAACATAAGCAAATCTATATTTTGTCCCTGCTATTAGTGCTGCCTGATTAGCAGGAGCTGCACCATAATATTGACTTAGCATATGTGAATTACTCTCTACTCGTAACATATTATAATTTATGTCATCAAAGCTAAATAACCCTTGTTCTGCTTTTCCTCCAGTATACAAAAAGTCTATCATTATGGTTTTATCATTCCAACCAAGTGGTGTATTGCCCATAAGTGTAACATTCAGAACATCCAAAGCTCTAGTAACCGTACTATCTACTGTTAGAATATATGAAGAAGCTTTTGATCCTGCTTCTAGTTGTGCTCCGAAGATATATAGTCCTGATGTTCCATCCCCTAAATATGAAAACGTTGTAGAGTTAGTTGCAGTTGCTACTACTAGGTTTCCTACTGCATTTGTTAATGTTGTAAATACAACTGACAGCCTGTACCATCCATTAGATATTAAAGTAGCTGTAAATGTAGCACCAGTACCAATTGGGGATGTAAATATTCCTGTTGATAAATCCACAATGGCGTAAGAGTTTAATCCTCCGACTAAAATTTGAACAAAAGCAAAAGTTCTTTCTCCTGCCTTGATAAATAAACTATATGTGTATACGGTTCCTGTGAGGGGAGTATATAGTTGCTTCACTAGATGGGCTGAGTTAGTCGCATCTTCAACTAGCCTGTCGGAATTATTCCCATAAAATGGGTCAAGTGTAGCGGTCGTATTAACTAAAATAGTAGAAGCAGTCTTTGCCCATACGCCATTATCAAACTGCTCACTATAGAGTAGTAAATTCGTACTAGCTCCCTCATTCAAGTATCCCTCTTTCTCAAATCTAGGCTCATCTATAGCAGCCGTTTTTAATACACCATATCGATCAATATATGTAGCCGTAGATGCTCTTGTGAATGTAGTGCTACCTACACCTGACTTCATAGCTAATGAGTTCTTTAGTGGCATATCAAGTAGTGGAGAGTTGATGTTGCCGATAGCCATAGTGAGATCAGCGTTGTTAGCTTTAGTAGTATCCCTTGGGTGTACATGGTCAGCTCTAGCAACTGTGGTTCCAGCACCAACAGCAGCAACACCATTCATTGGAGAAGGTGTAGATGCTAATGCTGTGATACTATTGAAACTAGTTCCATTAACTACCCCAGAAAAGCCTACAGTATCCGCTATAATATCTAGTCTTCCTTGACCTATAGTTGCTGTTCCACCAGAAGCTATAATCCTAGAATCATAATCAGTAGCACTTGTTCCACTATGGAAATCAATATATGGTGTATCTGCTATAGTATTTTGTGTACCCATCTCAATCCAAGGAGTAACAGTCCCAGCATTTAGTCTAGCAATAGCATTAATTGCTGCTTCCCCTTTTACCCATACATTACCTGTAGAAGGAGAAACTTTTAATAACTCACCAGTATCAAAAACTCTTAGCGTACCATTAAGGTTATTCATATATATATCATTAAAGCCGGCAGATTTAAAAGTAACATCTCCACCATCAGCTAGACCATTATCAATTGTAAGTCCATTAGATGTAATCCCACCCGTAGTGGTAAGACTTGTACCAACTGATACACCAATGTTTGGAGTAATGAACGTAGGGCTAGCTAAAGGAGCTTTGAGATCCAATGCACTTTGTAGCCCAGATGTCTTAGTTATAGACAGTGCTGCATCAGCTATTGCTGTAGCGTTACCTATTGATGTAACCACACCAGTCAAATTAGCATTAGTTGTAACTGTTGCCGCATTTCCTGAAATAGATCCAGTCAAGGCAGCAGTAATTGTACCAGCAGAAAAGTTACCAGAAGCATCCCTAGTGACGATTGCGGATACTGTGTTCAATGCTGTTGCAGTGGTAGCTGTATTGCTTACTTTACCAGCAGTAGAAATCGTCGCTAGCTTAGTATCAACGATGCCAGCAGTATCATTAATATCGGCATTAATAATTACTCCTGCTGCAATAGCAGTTGCGTTACCTACTGAGGTAATATCTCCTGTCAAGTTTGCATTAGTTGTTACCGTATCAGCATTACCAGCAGTAGCTACATTCAGATTAGCAACCCTAGTAGTTGATGTAACAGCTAATGGAGCTGTTCCAGTAACCACAGTTGATGTAAGTTGTCCAGTAACAGACAAGCTAGTACCTGTAGCTACTCCAATATTAGGAGTAGTAAGTACTAGGTTAGATGCCAGCTCTGCACTAGTTACAGCAGCAGAGGCAATATCAGCTGTATCTACTGTTTCTAACTTTAGATTTAGTTTCTCTGACAGTATATACTGTCCAACAACTGGTGTTCCTTTTCCCATCCTATATCCTTACGCTCTATAGATAGTTACTGTTGTGGTTCCAGTTACGAGACCAATCCAAGTACCAGATACATTGTTGATGACATGCTTGCCTTGTCCAGCACCCATAGTCACATCAACCCCTGGAGCCAATGTTACATCAAAAGCTGCAGTATTAACAATAGTCATCGAGAACCACGTACCGATTGGAGCTCCTGCTAGTGCTGTGATGATAGCAGTTCCAGTGGCAGTAGTAAGAATTCTAGCTACAGTTGGTGTAATCGTCAGGATAGCACTATCTACCATCTGTGTGCCAGTCAAAGTAGTGGCTGCGTCACCTAGTGCTACTAAGCCTTTGGTTTTGATCTTACCATACGTTATAGCTGCATTAGCAATCTTATCAGTAGTGACTCCTAAGTTAGCAATCTTCCCTGTCGTGATCGCTAGGTCAACTACCTTAGTGGTACTGATAGAGGAGTCAGTGATCTTGCCGACAGTGATTGCACTATCAGCAATCTTTTCTGTAGTTACTGCCAATGCTGTGATATTTACTGTATCTACAACTTCTAATTTTAAATTCATCTTTACTGATGAAATTCTATCTGCTTCTGCTACTAGTGTTCCAAATCCCATTGTGATTCCTTTAATTTAATCTAAAAGTTATATACGGTCTGGTCGTATGTACCATAATCATATATCCCTACAT